TAACGATTGCCGATATGTCCGTAGGATTGTCTACACTTACTGCTATAAGTTCTAGTGTAGGAGCAATTTCACCGGCTGATGTTGTAGGCTTGACTGGATTATCATTTAATGTTAATTTGGGCTCAACTGGTGTTGCACCACTTGGGTATAAAGATATTGACATTACAGGCAATACTTCTTATACATACGTAGAGCACAGTGCTTAAATTAGGAGATTAAAATTATGGGATCAAATTACACACCTCTTGGCGTTCAGCTAATGACGACTGGCGAAAAAGCCGGCACATGGGGAACATTAACTAATACTAACTGGGACATAATGGAGCAAATCTCCGGTGGCTATAAAGAACAAGATATAGCTGGTGGAGCAGGAGCTACTACCCTATCAGTTTCTGATGGATCAACAGGTGCTACACTTGCACACAGAATTATTAAATTAACAGGATCAATTACAGGAAATAGAACAGTAACTATTCCTCTAGACGTTCAAACTTTTTACATTATTACTAACGGATCAAGCGGCGGTTACACCGTAGAATTTAAATATGTATCTGGTTCAGGAGGCTCCGTTACATGGGGAACTACTGATAAAGGAACTAAAATTGTTTATGCAGCTGCGGATGACGGGACCAATCCTAACATTATTGATGTTGGAATGGGAACGGTTACTCTTGATGGCACACAAACTTTAACAAACAAAACTTTAACTTCACCAATTATTGGTACATCTATTTTAGATACAAGCTCTAATGAACTATTAAAATTAACTGCTACTGGATCAGCAATCAATGAACTGACTCTTGCAAATGCAGCAACTGGAAATGGTCCAACAGTTTCTGCGACCTCATCTTCAGATTCTAATGTAGATATTAATATTAATCCATTAGGAACAGGAGTTCTTAAATCAGGAACAGCAGCCGTTAAAATTGCAGG